TCAAAGCAAGAATTCCCCAAATGGTTGGTAAAAAAATATTGACAACGAGGCACAGACGGTTGACAGAAAAAGACGTAGCGGTGTATAATATAGATAACAAAAATGATAAACCGAAACAAAGAATTTTACAAGGGAGATGCAGAAAAATGGCAAAAAAATTGACAAAGACTGAACAAGAAGAAAATGAAGAATAGCGAAATAGGATAAACGATTAAGGAGTGATAAAAATGAGGCGTAGCAAACATATGGCAAAAAGGGCCGAAGGGTTAAAAATCCTAAAAATAATAATCATTCTTGCAATAACGTTCCTCGCTGGCATCGTAGTAACATTCTGTCAAAAACAAAGCAAGCCAGTTGTAACTGACGAAAATAGAACAACACAAACATTAAGTAGTAAAGCAAAAAAGCATAAAAAAGCAGCAACGAAAAAAGAAACCGGCAAAGAAACAAAAGTCAGTGCAACGACACAAAGTAATGTGACTGAGAATGAAGTTAAAAACACCGACGAAAGCGACAGAGTAGAGGGGGCAAAGAAAGCCCTTGACAAATATTGTAGAGGGGAATACATTACTGGACAGGAAGCTGCAGAAATTGATTGGTACTGTAAAAAATACCGCATTAGCCCACAGTCAGCAAATGACACGTTGGGAGATGATAGCCATTATGTGGGGCAAACCAAGTATGACGATCAGGAACCGGAAGACGGCAACGTTGACGAACCATATAACGGTGGCAGCAACTATGTCGGCAATGAGCAGTCGCAAAACAATAGTGATCAACAAACGGCGGTTGCCGACAACACTGAGGCAACTTCCAACGGAAACAATAACTATCAAGGGGGTGGAAATTATGGCAACAATTAAAGCAATGGTATGGTCGTTGCTAAGTGGCGGGTTTGTCTACTTGTATATGACGAATCATTTTATCAAAGCAAATTGGATCGCAGTAATCTGGATTGGAATATTTGCGTTGCAAATGGCAATAGATATGACTAGAAAGGATAACGAATAAAAATGGCAAACGTATTATATTATATGGCAATTGCCGCATTGCTAGTAACGATTGGTGGCATTGGTTGGGCATTTTTGATAAACTTTGCAGTTGGGTCTTTAGTGATCGTACTGGGGTGGATAAGCGCGTTTGTATTATTAGCGATTGGAACGGCAATTGAAGAATATCATAAATAACAAAAAGCCGCTAGCAGGAAGCTAGCGGTTTTTAAATTTACAGGAAGATAAAGCAAAAATGGTGTAAATCAAAGCCGGTCAAGGTGAGGCAATCTTGACCTTATTTTTATTGTAGCAGAATTAACAAAATTTTGCAAGTTAGTCAAACGGGTTACTACTACTGAATAAGTTATCTGACTTTTGATCACGAATGACGAAACGACTAAGGGATTCCTGATCAGTTGACCACAATGTAACCCCATTATCAAACATGGCTTCCAGGGTATTCGTAGCTGACGTTGGCAGGTAGCCAGATAAAAAACAATTCGACGTTCTGACGTAATTGAACGTATTCTTGACGTGGAACCATGGTTCAATCGGGCCGAATTGGTTAACCTCGTAGCCAAAAAGGGTAAAGTATAGCATGGCGTTTTTCATAATGGAATCTTGGCAGGTAAAAAGCTGGTAGTGCATTCCAAAATTGCCCTCTTGGAACGAAACCAGGTAATTACTACCCTGGTGAGCGATTTGATCATTATGGTTACGAACGTCAGCCAGCACCGCGTTTTGCGAACGGATTGTCTGTTCGTAATTATTGGTGGCGACTGCGTTTTGGAACGCGTAGTTAGCGCGAGCGTTCTGTGCTTGGGTAGCGTTATTCATGGCTAAGGCCGTTGCAGAGGTTTCATTGGCATAGCCGGTCTTATACATGTTGATACCGCCTTTAATGGCGCCACCTACCCCGCCAAGCAGGCCCCCAACAAGTCCGCCGTGCATGAGGCCGGAAGCTGCACCGCCAATCGTGCCGGTAGCCGCGTCGAATTTGGCCATGCCCATACGGCGGCCGTTTTCATAAGCATTAACGTTTTGTGACGTTGCTAATGATCGGTTGGTGTTTTGCAAAGAAATTAGATTACCCTGCTTGGCAAGGCGTTCGTTCATCTTTGCGTTGGCCCGAACGTTAGCCAACTGATTGCGGTTTGCGTTTAAATACATGGTATAGTTATCGAGGATAATTGGAACGTCACGGGCGGCGTTATCAATTGCAAGCGCGTTTTCGTAAGTGACGTAATTATTCTGATCAGCCGAAGATGTACGATTATAATGATTAACCGAATAGGTTTCTTGACCGTTTTCGCTGATTGAGCCAAAGCGTTTAAGGGTGATCCCGGCGGTTGCTAAATTAGTAAATTTGAGCAGGTCAAGGCTTAGATTAGTGCCCTTCCCGTCCGTTAAGAAAAATTTTGAGAATGGTTCGCCCATGAGTTTAAGTGGGACCATGCGGCCGTATGTGTTTCGATAGAAGTTAACGAGGCGATTAAAAACGGTGCCGTTGGTATTCAGCTTGTTGTTATTAGAAAAGATACAATGACCAGTTTCGGGGGCAAAGACGGTTCCGTTTGAATCTATCTGAACCAGATAGCTTGATTTTTCATGCAGGGCGAGATTACCGTTGGTAAAATTAATGGTGTCATCATTAACAGTGAAGGGTAAACCCAAGTAGTTATAAATTTCGCTGTCAACCACCAGGCTATCAGAACCCGCAAATTCTTTGGATTTGCTTAAGGCTTGGTATGCGGCTTTAACGGTTGTGTCATGGTGAGCAGAAATGGTTTTACCGTTAACTTGTATGTTGTAGAGTTTCATGTTTTGTGGGTTGTAGGCAATAAAGTAGTATAGGTACTGACTATATAACCCAAGATACGATCCATACTCGGTGCCGGCGTCTTTGGGTTGCGCTGTGAACAGCACGAATTTGACGTGCTGGTCAGTGTAGAAGGTATTGTTGTCGCCGGTTTTAGGGTGAAACGCGACATAATCACTTTCGCGTAGGAAACCGCAGCCGTCGCCACCAATTTCATCTGGGTTATTCATCACCTTTTTGAACGTGTTAGAAAAATCAGAGGAATCAGCGTTATCTTCTTTAACAAAACCGCGTTGCACCATGGCATGGCTACCAGTCCAATTGACGTTGAATTTATAAGTGTTCCAGTTGTCAATACTAAAGTAAATGAAGGTACACCCGTCGTTGTAATATTCTAGATTAGTAATAAAGGCGTAGTAGTCGCGCCAGTTGCCGTTGTGGTCGACGTCGTGAATCTTAATGTAATTAAATGAGGTTAACGCGTTAAGGGTTGCGGTTAATTGCGGTGCGTCCCCGCGTGGGCTGTGCAGCTCGTAGGTTTTCATGGTGTCCCAACGGATTGGTTTGTTTAAGTTTTGATATGAAGTTTGTTCAGTGATATGCGGGTACGAGTTGAGAAAATTGTCTAATTGGTCTTTATTCTGCCAGTTAACGACATGTTTATAGGTTTCGTCAAACGGCACGGTAGCATATAAAGTAATGGTGGAAAGTTGTCGGTTGGTCATTATTTAAGCCCCTTCTCCTTTAATTCGTTAGTGAGCCATTTTGTCAACCAGGCCGGCAGCGGTGTACCCAAGCCGTTAAGATTGCATAAGATACTCTGAACTAAGAAATAGCCCGCGCAGACAAAGATAAAGAATTCAGCGTATTCATAGCATAACGGGGTTCCGGGTTGACTATTTTCAAGAAACTGTAGTAACGCTGGCAAGAAGGCTGGAAAAAAGTTACGGGTAATTCCAGACAAGAACTTATTCGAGATTAACGGTTGTTTATTGAGTAAATGCAGGGAAATGCCCAGCACCGTGTCTAGCAAAGCGAAGGTAATTAAGACATTAGTTTGGTCTATACCGTTACCAGCGAATTCAATAAATTGGTCAATTGACATTTTCGGAAACCTCCTTATCGGAACCGGGGTCAAGGGTGTAGCAAGTAAGATAATAGGCGGTTGCATCAACATAAATCTTTTTAAGCTGATGAACCGGGTAAGCGATCATGACGTTTTCGGCATCAGTTGCGCCAGTAGCAGGAATTTCTAAATCGTATTCAGCTTTGGCGGGTTCAATGCTAAGGGTATCAAATTGCTGCCCGCGAATAAAATGATGCAGCGTGTAAACCAGTTCTAGTCCTGAATCAATAATATTATGGTCAGTATCAAGAATAAAGTAATTAATTTCATTCATCAATCATCACCTCCCCTCGTTGATTGCCGGATAAGTCGTGCCATTCTAGCATGTAGACCGTTCCATTGACGGTGATCGTGCCAGCGGCTTGATCGAAACTAAGTTGAAAACCCTGATCATTAGCCCAATTCATCATCAGCATGTCCAAGATACCATAGATAGAATTAGAACTAAAAAGCGGTTGGCCAGTTGATTGCCGAATTAAAGTAAGCAAAGTTAAAAACCTCCATTAATGTAACCATTTATCATATAACGGCATTAAGATTAAGTTTTGTAAACTGTAGCAATAGGCTAGTTTCGTAGCGTCAGATTGGTTCTTTTGGTGACTGTTTTCGCGATCACTATTGCTTTGTGAATGACCTCCAGAACTTGCGGCGCTAGTGAACGACCCATTGTAGTCCCATGACATGTCAGTCGCCACGCCAGCAATCATTGCAGTGCTGGTATATTGCCAGGCGTCGCATTTGACTGAACAATTGGAACGCCCATATTCCGCCACCCATTTCAGACCTCGCACACCGTTAAAATAACCGGCGCTAAACCATGAGCGCATTGAGTAAACGCAAATATTTTTGTACCCGGCTGCTTCTAACGGTGCATAGAACGCGTTCAGCGCCGCGACGCTGGCGTGAGTTGCTTCAAAGTCGTTGATCACAACGGCATCAGTACCAACGCCGTGTGCTTTTAGGCTATGCAAAAAGTAGTTAGCTTCCGCTTGGGCGTCTGATACCGACGTAAAGCGGCCGAAATGGTAGGCGGAAACTTTCATGCCTAACGACTTCGTATGCGCAATTTGATTTTTAGCCTTGGGGTTCTCGTAATTGGTCCCCTCTGTTAATTTTACCACAACGCCCTTACACCCAGCATTTTTTAATTGTTGAAAGTAGTTAAGGGTTTCGGGTTGGTGACTGGAAACATCAGCAAATAAGTTTTTGGTCATAAGCCGTCAACTCCCAACATTTCACCCAAGTTCAACCGAATCAAGTCGTCAGTTTGTACGTCGTCCATGTATTGACCGAACTGATCGTCAATGGCCACCAAACCGTCTTGATCGCGCATGTCAAGAATATTGACGTGATTAATATCGCCGGTCCGGGCTTGCCGCGAGGCATAAGTGAAGGGCCAGGCATGACGGGTCATTGAGATTTTATCAACGCGAAACGGCTTTTTAACCGTTGAATAGAAGAAACTAAATGGGCCATTGGTCGTTAAAGTCTGGCCTTGACCGTATAAATTAATGTGCCCGGGGTGAGCCTCCTCCTTATCAAAAACGAGGTCGCCTTGGCATTGGAATAGCCAGTAATAGTCGTCGTATAGTGGCAGCCATGAAACAAAGGCGTGTTCGTTAGGTTTTAAATGTGAAAAGTGAGCCTCACTAGAGATATCGATCATGGTAAATGGAACGACCAGTGAGCCGGTGCCAGTAAAAACGGCGTCGTCGCTTGCTTTCAAGTCGCTAACGTAGTCGTCAATTGCGATGTAAGGAATTTCAGACATAGTAATAACCTCCTTATTTTGTATAGTGATACCAATAGTTTGTGGCGTAATTCCAGTTAAGGAAGGCTTGGCCAGACGCGTATATTTTAAGGCCATTGCTGGTAAAGTTGCAATCGAAAATTTTTGGGCTGTCCAAACAGATACCAGTATGCCCGGCACCGCCAAGACTGCCGCCGCGCCGACCCAGAATAATAACGTCGCCGGTCTTAAAAGGGTGATGCGCGACGCGATTAGTGCCTTGCTCGATACATTGATATCCCAGTCCCTTTAAGCGGTCGTGTAATGATTCAGTAGTATATAAGATTGTGTTGTTGTCGTGATAACCTAAGTGCAGCATATAGGAAACAAAGCTCGAACAGTCAGCAGACCGCCCGGAATATACTCCGGCGCGACCAGGCATTGAGTAGTAGAGGTGCCCGTGGTGGGCGTTGTAGTAAGCAAGGCAGGGTTGGTTATCAAAACCACCAACGGCGCCGCCACCGCCGGGGTTGGGCTTATTGTTATCGGGGTTACCCTGGTTATTATTATGCGGGTGCATTTTGTCATAGAGCGCCATGCACTGCTTCATGGTCGGGTATTTTTTTGTTGCCGCCGGTGGTTTTGTATCGCCGCCAATATTAGAACCACCGCCACCGCCGCCATTGCCCCAGTCGATTGGCATAACTTTATTATAAGCGTTGTACCGACTTTGCATCAGTGGGACCCCAGGGCGTTCCCAGGAAACGCAAAACGCCCAGGTAAGCCATTTCCAGTCGCGATTACCCGTGTTATGCAAAAAGTCGTTCCAACTAATACCAGCGTGCGCAATCCATTGGTTAGGCCGGTTGTCAACGAGAAAGTTACATTGCCACTTAATGGCATCTTTTTCTGAATGACTGCGCGCGTAGCTGATAATTTCTGCTTGACGTTGATTGTGATCCCATTGCCAAATGCCAAAGGCGCTGCCACCAATTTGATGCTGCGTTGGGGAAAATGATCCGCCACTTTCGTGATAACCGTTGCAAAGAATGGCAATGATTGTGGTCTTATTCAGTCCGCGCGCCAATAGGCACTGCGCGGCGTAGTTTTTGCGTTCAACCATGGTTGACATTATAAATCGCCTCCTGTGATCCGTGGGTGCTTAAAAAATTTAATCCATTTCGACCGGCTTTTGACGTCCGTAAACCGTAATTGCCCCCTTTTAAAGGCCGCAATGAAGGTATTCGTCTGTATAGGGTCGATTATTGGAACGTCGTTAGACGCGTCGTCGTAAGTCATGGCGTACTTGTCTGGATATGCGGGGTCAACCTTCGTTGAAATGATAATAAAATCAAGGTCGGTATAAATGCCGTAAGCCACCCCACCCAGGTGAATGGTCATTTGGTACTTGGCATACTTATCAAGGCCACTAATAAAGTCGTCGTAGGCGTTGTCAAACCGGTTTGCTAAACTCGACGAATCTTCACCCTCCAGACGTAGAACTTGTTTACCTAAGATACTGTTATAGTGTTCAGAATTCAGCGCATCTGACGTTTGATACATAACAATTTTAATCCCAAGTTTTGAGAATTTGGTGATTTTGTATTTCGGCATAATCATGAAATCAAGGAAGTAACAATTGTACAAGTTAGTCGCGTTGGCCAAGAATAGGGCGTGATACTTAGTGAAATCACGAAAGACCGTCATGGCGAAATTCAAAAAAAGTTTCGTTTCGTTTTTCAACTCCCGCCCGCGCGGGTCGATAAATTCGTCGTAGATGATTTCGGTAACGTCGGAATAATCATTCGATTTATACTTGGCGGCGGTTGATAGGGCCAACAAGTAGCAGACGATCGTCCCGTCAACGAGCAGACAATCGACCTTCTTGCCGTTCTTGTCAGTGGCCCAGTCACGTGTAACCGTGTGACCAACCAGTTTTGATAACAGCGCCAGGTTAAAGCTGGCCGTTTCAATTTCGCTTTGATAGCGGCGCAAATAGATAAACATGGTGTGATTGTTCCAGTTGGTTTTTAGTTTCTGCGATAATGAGCTGATCGTCTTCCCGACCCCACGCGCACCGATAATAAACGTCACGGGATATTCAGCTTGCTGAAACTGCCCGACGTCGATATATTTTTTCTGTTTCATTTCAAAGGCCTCCTATTAAAACATTTTGTAACTATATTATACATCATAAAAAAGCCACACCCCACAGGAGCATGGCTTTACGATTAAGCATTAGTTAACCGAATATTCTTGACCAGTAATTTCCTTAAATTGGGCCGTAGTCAGCCAACCAACGTAAACCGCGTCTTTACATTGATCAATCGTGAATAGTCCCATTGGGTAATACATCTTAAAAATCGAATACATAATCGTTCCTCCTTTATTTAGCGGCGCCTTTGGTTAGCTTGAGCATTTCAGTCGTCAGACTGACGATTTGTTGCCCTTGTTGGTTAAGTAGCTTTTTGTGTTGCAGCATTTCGGCACTGATCAGGGCGATTTGTTTGTCCTTATCAGTTGCGGTTGCGGCATCGTGTTCAACGTCTGGCAAACTCTTTCGCCAAGTTTCTTCGTCGACGCCAACCCAGGAAGTACCATTCCAAGTTGGGTTCAATAACGGAATGCCGTTATTGTCGAACGGTTCAATTGTCGTGCCGTTTGATGGAACCGGCGCGTCGTCCGCAACAATATCAAAATAACTGAACGCATTTTGCTTATCAGGGTCAAAAAAATAAATCTTAGTTGACATATATTAAACCTCCCTATTTAATGAGCAGGAACAGGCCAACAAAGCCAATCCCAACATGTTCACCAATTGCGGTGCCACGTGTATCAACTGACAACTGTCCATTAGTATCTAACTTCCAGTTAACAATTGCTCCGCTATCTTCGGTTTTTTGATCCGGGATTGCTTTGATTTTCGTAGCTCCGTTAAGGAATGATTTAGGCAACGCAGCATTTTTATACGACTTCCATTTTTCGTTACCTGTGAAATCGTTAATCCATAAATTTACAAATAGCAGCGAAAAGTTTCCGAAATCTAATCGCCAGGCGAAATTAGTTGTGGTTTCATTTGTGCCATTTAAGTTAGTCATTTCAGTCCCCGGCAGATATTTTGCTTGCAAGGCTGCATTAATGGTATCAAATTCGTCCTGTACCGTTTTCTTATACGTATCAAATTCGACATGTTCAACAACGTGTTGCCAGGTTGACCAGCTACCGCTAGTTTGGTCGCGATAATAGGCACCTTCGCTGCTGTTGTCAGGCAATACCAATTGAATTACGTGCTTTTTATCGTCGCTAGAGTTAACGATCGCGTGGACCCATGAGTGAGTTGGTGAGTTAGTCGGTTGCTGCACGTAGTAAAAACCGCTTGTCGTGAGTTCGTTCAGGTCGCCCGTTACGGTTTTGCTGTTTAAAACGTGCGTAAGTAAAGATAAATTTAATGGTAGTGTCATGAGTGTTAGACCTCCTAAAAAGAAAAGCGTCGCCGCTAACATGTAGTTAAGCGACGCTTTAAAAACGTTGTGTTATTCAGTGGCGTCGGTGCCGTCTGGGTTGATTAACTTAGCGTGCAGGTCCCCGTCTTCGGTCATGTATGGCTTGTAAATCTTACCCGGTTCACCCTTGACACCTTGCGGACCTTGGGCACCGGTATCACCATTCGCACCACGAATCAATGACCAAGCATATTTAGCGGGTTCTACTGAGTCAGCTGGTGTGAAATCAGTATAAGTCCCTAAAAATGATCTGTCAGCACTTTGATCAACAGAAAAATCACTAACTACTTCCGCAACTTTAGGCACCCCTGGACAAGGATTTCTGCCAAACGTAGTATTATCGGCTGTATAATCACCAGCGTCAAATGTCTTATATACCCAATTATCACCGTTCCCAAAACGGACAATCGCACTTTCTGCCAATTTAAAGCTACCGTATTCAGTGGCAACAAACTTCATGTTTGCCCAAGCGGTGTGGAAATAAGACGTTTTTCCGTCAGCACCGGTATCACCCTTGACACCTTGCGGACCTTGGGCACCGGTGTCACCTTTGACACCCTGGGGACCTTGTGGGCCTTGAATACCTTGCGCCCCGGAAAGGTCCGAGATCATTTTCATCGTGCCGCCTTGCTTCGTGTAAAGCGTGGCGTTGTCAGGATCTTCGGGCGTGGAAGCAATCATGACAAAATCACCGTCGGCCAGCGAACCAATATCATCATTCATCGCGGAAACGCTGTCGTAAGTCTTGGCAATGGAAAAACCCCTGCCAGGGACACCTTGAATACCTTGCGGGCCGCGTTCCCCGGTATCGCCTTTGACACCTTGCGGACCTTGGGCCTTAACGCCTAAATCAATATCAACTAATAACGCCATAAATAAAACCTCCGTATTTTAATTAACTCTATTATATCACTTACCGGCTTCGGGGTGAGTGGCATCGGCAGGAACGTCGGTTAACGTCCCGTCGGGGTTGATTTGCACGAGCTTAGCATGCCAGTTACCGTCGCTGGCCACAAACGGCATGAACACCCGATTGTTGGTCGTCTGGGCCGCCTTAATCAGGGCGTCAACCTCGTCCTTGGTGTAGTGATCAGCAAGAACGTCACTGGCGTTAGCCTTGCGGTCAATTTGGTCTTGCAACAATTTTTGTAAGTCGGCCAAAG